GTACACACTCAGCTTATTTTGGAAAGAGAGTGAAGTTCAACGAGAATAACTAAAAAGTTAAATTTCAACTAAATAAAAGAAAGTCAACCAAAATAAGGGGTGTGTAGGTTTACTATATATCACCCACACGCATTCTAACCCAATTTTTTTTTGGATTTTTTTTATCTGGACTTTAATACCGTTTATTGTGTAAGTTATAGCGTATGAAACGTAAAAAGACATCTTTAGAGAAATTTGATAAAAAAACAGGAAAATGGAAAAAGGTTCCATTTGATGCTGCAAACGAAGAAATGTTACGTATCTATGAAATAATGGAAGCTGAATTAGAAATAACAGCTAAAGAAGAAGCAATGAAACTAGGGTTATACAAAATAAAAAATAAAGATTAGCCTATAAGCGTAATAGATAAACGTTTATTTATTACGTTTCTGTAGAAACTACGATAGAGTTATATCGATTAGTTATATCTTATTTATACCCTACATTAGGAGAAACATGAAAAAAGCAAAGAATAAGCTAACATATAAGCAAATGCTAAGTATTTTAACAGGAATGGATAAACAAATCCAAGACCAACAAATGTTAGTATTCAACATAGATAAGCTATTACAAGAGTTTATAGAGTTTAAAAAGGAAACCGAACCCTTTAAAAAATTTTTAGAAAAAAAATACAAGGCTAATGATACAGATAACAAAGAAGCTGAAAAGAAATAACTTCCAACCCGAGACGTTTAGGGTGTATACGAAGGCAGAAGCTAAAGAAAATGGCCTAACATGGAAACATTGGGGAGAAGCTAAAGAAGGGGAGTTTGGTATTTCAGACGATGGGTACATCGCAGAGTGTATATATCGCAAAGAATACAAGGATAAAGTAGAATATACCTACCCCTATGGTAGACAATGGCTAACTGCGTGGGGAAAACTAGAGTTTGAACCGCATTGGAAGTCTAATAACTTCAGTACGGTGTCTACAAAGAGCTATAATGACCTAGAAGTACAGAAACGTGGTGCAGATTTAGCTATGGATGCGTATATAGCGTTCAAAATGGCGGGTAAACTGCCAAATTGGGACACAATAGGCAAGTTGTATAGGCCTGACCAACAAAACCCCGCTATTGCTGCAAAAAGATTATTTAAAACGAAACAGGTAAAGAAGATGATACAAGATAAGTTGAAAGATGTCTTAACAGACAAGAATATTGACGAAGGCTTTGTATTGGATGTGATTAAAGATGCTATTGAAGTAGCTAAAGTAAAGGAAGACTCTGGTAATATGATACGTGCAGCTAAAGAGCTGTCGGAGTTTTTAGATATGAAACCTAAAACAAAGCAGGTTACAGAATCATTGGAAATGGATATGTCACATCAGATAGAAGCTAACTTTGAAACGCAAACAAAGAAGTTGAAAGCAACCCAAACGAGACAGGTAGATGAAGAAGATAGTAATAATATCGGGCAACCAGACGAATCTGAGTGAATTGTTAGCAGTATTGCAAGCAGTAGCAGAAGACTTTGACGTAGAAATAGTTATACAGAATGGATAAAAAAGATATTTTATTAAAGATGCAACAAGATATGTTGTTATTTGGGCGTATGGTTATGCCTAATATGTTTAGCAGTGAATCACCTCCTTTCCATTACGACCTAACAAAAGAACTGCTAAATACAGATGAGAAGCAAATAAATATTATTGCTCCTCGTGGTCACGCTAAGAGTTCGGTAGCAGCAGGGATATTTCCTTTGTTTCATATGATGTTTACTCCAGGGGTTAAAGTTATTGTACTTGTATCCCGTACTCAATCCCACGCAACCAAACTCTTAGGTACCATTAAAGACGTATTAGACTATTCACAAGAGTTCCGATACTTTTTTGGGTACTGGGGAATGCAGTCTGCAAGAAAGTGGACCAATACTGAGGTAGAGTTAAAAGATGGTAGTTTAATAATTTGCAAAGGCACAGGACAACAGATACGTGGTATTAAACACGGAAATCAACGACCTACTCTTTTAATCCTTGATGACCCTGAAGATGAGAATAACACCAAGACGTCTGAAGCAATGGAGTATAATCTTCGTTGGCTATTACAATCTGGTGTTCCATCCGTTGACCCGTTGACGGGTAGAATAGTTGTTATTGGTACTCCCCAGCATGAACGATGTTTAGTAGAAACCCTAAAAGAAATGAAAGGGTGGAATACATTGGAGTTTAGACCGAACTTAGAAGAAAACCTTAGCTTGTGGCCAGAAGTATGGCCTGTAGAAAAGTTAAAGGATAAAAAAGCAGAATTAGAAAGTATTAACAGACTTTCTGTATTTTACAGAGAATACCTTTGTCAGATTGTTGGAGATGAAGATAATCTATTTAGAAAAGATGATTTACAGTATTACGATGGCTTCATTGAAAAAGATGAGCAGGGGTTGTCGACCCTCGTTCTGACGACCCTGAATGGGGAGGAAGTAAACGAGAGGAGACCTGTGAACGTGTTCACTGGCATCGACCCCGCATCTAGTACGAAGAAAGGAGCAGACTTTAGTGTTATATTTAATATTGCAGTGGATGGGGATAATAATCGTTTTGTCTTACCTTATTTTAGGAAGCGTGCTACTCCTTTGGATTTGGCTGATTCCATCATTAATAACTTCCAGAACTTCAGAAGTGCTAAAACAAGGATTGAATCGGTTGGGTATCAGGAGATGTTGCGACAATACATCAAAGAAAAAGCAGAAGAATTAGGAATGTTTATTCCAGGATTGGAGATAAAAGAGAACCCTAGAACCTCTAAGTCGTATCGATTAGAGAGCTTACAACCTTTATTTGCTAATAAAAAAGTACATATACAATCTAATATGGGTGCTTTTATAGATGAATTAACCCTATATCCACGTGGAAAGCACGATGATTTACTGGATGGATTCTTTTATGCAAACAAAAATTGCTATAAACCTACTCACGATTTTATAGAAAAGGAAGAAAAAACCCCTTGGTATAGTAGAAGAGCTAAGAAATCTTGGAAGTTATTGTAAATAGTTCTTGACAAAGACGTCAAAAAAGCCGTAATTTGCCTATAGCATATTTATGGATAAAAGCAAGTACTTTTTACAATTTCAAGAATTTATCCGTAAGATAGATGAACTGGATAAGGTAGAGATACCAAAGGGATATATAGCGATACATGCCAAAAAAGATTCTAAAAAGAACACAAAGCACAAGAACACAGGGAAAAGATGACCTAAAGTTTGTTTTTGATTATGAAACTGGTGATGTTAATCAAGTAGAAATTGACGAAGAAGTACAATTAACCAGAGAATTATTCCATGATTATAAAAGTGCTAGAGAACTATGGGCGCAAAAATTTCAAGAATCAGTAGAATTTAGAGCTGGTGCTCAATGGACCAATGAAGAACGTGATGTCTTAGAAGCACGTGGTCAAGCACCAATCGTTGTAAACAGAATACATCCTATTGTAGAAACTGCTAAATCCCTCCTTACATACAACTCACCTCAGTTTCGTTCTACTGGTCGTGAAGACTCAGATAGGGATACAGCTAAGGTTTTTTCTGATTTATTCCAATACATATGGGGTATATCATCAGGTGATGAAGAACTAAAACAAACTATTGATGACTATTACGTTGGTGGTATGGGAGTTCTTCAAGTATACCAGGACCCTGATGCTGATATGGGTAAAGGTGAAGTATATATTAAGTCTATTAATCCATTAGATGTGTACATAGACCCAAATGCAAAAGATGCATATGCTAAAGATGCTGCTAATATTTTAGTAACAACTTATATGACAGATGAACAGGCAATGCAAACATATCCAGAGTTTTATGATATTATTGAACAATCTGCAATGCATCCTGATGAATCAGATGATTATCCAGTTACAAACTTAGCAGCTACTGAAGGGCAGCTATTTACTACAGATGGTACAGAAACAGTACATAACAGAAGACAATACATAGAACGTTATTCAAAAGAGATGCATTCTTACTATAATTGCTATGAACCTTTTTCACAACAAGAACATTTACTAGACGAAGAAGAATACCAAGAGTATTTAAGTAAATATTACATCAAAGTAAAAACGATTAAAGGTGAAGAAATTATTTTATTTGAAGAAGAATCTGTAGAAGAAATGTTTGAAGTAATCGAATCTACTGGTATGATGTTTCACTATGAACTACCAGACCCAGAATTTGATGAAATGGGTCAACCAATACAACAAGCACCAATAAGAGTTCCTGGAGAAGAAGATGAAAACTCTATACCAGGAAGTACTACTATTTTGATACCTATGACAGTTGAAGAACTAATTGGTACAGGCGTTATTGTATCGAATGCTATCGAAGAGTGTAGAGTAAAGATGGTTGTTAGTGTGGGAGACAAAAAATTATATGAACGTTTATTACCTACTGAGGATTATCCGATTATTCCTTTAATGAACGTACATCACAGAAATCCATATCCTGAATCAGATGTAAGATTATATAGACCTTTGCAAGAATATATTAACAAAATTCGTTCATTGATTATTGCACACGCTAGTACAAGTACAAATGTAAAGTTATTGATTCCAAGAGGTTCTGCTGATTTAAATCAAATAGAACAAGAATGGAGTAAAGCAGGTACTAGTGTTATTGAGTTTGATGCAGAGTTAGGTGCACCGATTGTGGCTGGCCCAGTCCCGCTACCAAATGAGTTGTATAAAAACGAAGCTGACGCTAAGTATGACTTAGAATACGGCTTTGGTATTTTTGAACTTATGCAAGGTAGTAGTAAAAGTGCACCGTCTACTTATAGAGGAACATTGGTTGTAGATGAATTTGGTCAGCGTAGAATTAAATCTAGAAGAGATGATATAGAAGGAATGTTAAATCAAGTTGCTAAAGTAGCAATACCATTAATACAGCAATTATACACAGAAGAAAAAGTAATTAGATTAGTACAACCTAATGGTAATGAAAAAGAACAACGATTTAATTATTATAAAGAAATGGATAATGGGGATGTAAAACGTTTTCACGATATTGGTGTTGGAAAGTATGATATTGTAGTAGTATCTGGTTCTACATTACCAACAAATAGAATGGCATTGCTAAATACTTACATGGAAATGTATAAGATGGGATTAATTGACCAAACAGAAGTATTAAAGAAATCAGAATTAGTGGATGTAGATGGAGTAATGGAAAGAAGTGGACAAATGAAACAAATGCAACAACAAATGCAAGCAATGGCAGAAGAATTAAAGAAAGTCAAGGGCGATTTACAAACTGCTCAACGTGAAGAAGTTCACGCTAAGAAACGACTAGAAGTAGAAAAA